CCGTCTCCGTAAGTCTTTAGTCTCATGGAAACATCCGATTTGAACGCTGGAGTGCGCTGTTGGATGTGCGTCGCGTTAACTCTCGGCTTACTAATTGTGTACTTCTATCTACGTTGTTAACCATTACTTCAATTAGTTTGCGGTATGCGTACTTAGCGGCCATACCTTCACGCAAATGAATAATTGTTGGATCGGCAGCCATTCTAGCTTTCATAATGGTTACAGTTTCTTTTTTATTTGCTTCATATGAAGATATGTAGTTTTTACTTTCTTCCATATCTAATACTTGATCTGCATTTTTTTCGTCAATTGCGGCGCAAGCAAATTGAACTGATAAAAAGTTAGCGTATGCGGTTAGTTCTCCAAACAACTGCATTAGGCTTTCATCGTCTAACTCGGTAATGTCTGCCGGTACATTTGGCAGTTGCATTTCCATGCGTGTCTGAAATTGAAACCCTTGAAGTTGTAAACTTTCTATTACTGGTTGGCTAGTGCCGGGATTAATTGCTAATTCGCTCAAGTTTTTCCTCCACGTAGTGACTGCATTTACCGCACCCTTCGGTACCGTTAATATTACATTGAGGAGGGGCACCCCTGTCAATTGCTGAAATGATGTTGGCTGCCGCCTCAAACAGTTCTGCAATGCCCCAGTCACTTTTTTGTATTACAAACTCTTTATGCTCGTGCAAACCCTTTGCTTCGTACAAAATTAAAGCCTCTTGAGGAGCATTTGGTTGACCCATTAACTCTAGTAATTTCATATAAATTTGAGCTTGATGGATATGTTCCAGAAATGGAGCGTTTGTATTTGCCCACATCTTTTTAAAATCATTATCATTTGCGTACGCAATGTCTGGTGCGTACCAACGAATGCTTCCTTCACCAATTGTTTTTACCTCAAGCAACAGCGGTTCACCAAAATTAACTAACCAACCATCTGCTTTACCTGAAATACGAAGTGGGTCAAAAAATACAGGAACTTCGTTATACTTTGTTTTACAGTTTCCATCCTCGTGATCGCCATTAAGGCCAAACCACTCTAAATCGTGTGTGTAGCAATACCAAAGGCCTTTGATTTGATTCATTTCTTTAAACCAGGTTTGCCATAAATCGTGCGTTGCGTGACCGGTGCCAAAAATAGATGCTTTTCTAAGACTCATGACTTCTGGTTTAGGAGCATGACCTTTTAACCAAAAGTATTGTGCACGGTGGCACCAACTTGCTGATGCCATCTCTGATGGGTGGATTACATCTGAAGCACGAAAATCTCGTGGTTTTGAAATAAGATGTTTTTCAACTTTACCAATTACTCTGGTGCCTTTATCTGCTGCTAAAAATGCTTTGAGTGCACCAGTTGGTTTCATTTCTTTTTAACCCATTCCTCTAATGTTTTTTTATGTTTAGTAGCTTTACGCTTTAGAGCATTACGCTCACGATGCGATAAGCCACCCCATATTCCGTGTTGTTCGTCGTTCTTATCGGAATAAAGCAAACACTCTATTCTTACGGGACATTCTGCCTTACCATCCTTGCCAAAGCAAACTGCCTTCGCCTTGTCGGCAATGGGTTTGTATTTAGTTTTGTCGCGTGGAGGGAACCAATAATCTGTTTCAGGGCTGTCACACATGCCACGGCATTTAGCCTGATAACGCCACTTCTCTACGCCTTCGTCTTCGTACAAGAGCACTCCAATAGTAATTGGCGCAGCCCTAGAAAATCGTCTTCAGTTAACATTACGTAATTTTCACCATTAAGGTGGAAGCCGAGAACAGGTGTTCGACCGTCAAGAATTGCTTCTGTAACAATCTTTTCTAAAACCGCAGCCTTAACGGATACGGAAGCTTTGCCAGTCCACTTGTGCTCTACGAGCAAATCTTTGGACCTAACATCGCCTTTTCGACTCCAGAATGCTCCGCTTGCAGCAGTTCGCTGCCCGCCGATCTTCTTAGCGAGTCTATCCTCGTGCTTCCTTGACTCTTTTTGTCCTTTAGTCTTCATCTTCTTCTGGCTCTACAACGTACTTAGATCCAGCTTTGACAGTTTCAAGAACATCCTTCTCTAATGTTTCCCGCAAATCAATTTCTTCTTTAATAGACACAACCATAGCATCTGCGCCCTGCCACTGCCTTTGCTCTCCGTTAAAGGTGTACCGGTAGTAAGCGCCAGCTCGCACAATTACCTTATTAATAATGCCCAAAGCCACAATTTCCTTAGCAAAATCATAACTTCCGGGAGCCACAGTCCCGCCTTCGGCAAAATAAAAGTCTAGGTAGGCTACCTGTGACGGTGGGGCTGACTTGTTTTTAATGGTTCTGGCTTTAATAGTTTGACCAATGCGTTGTTTGTTATCACCGCTACCTACCTCAACCCACTCATCGCGCTTTACCTCAACTCGCGTGAAGTAACTGTAGTTCTTTCCTTTACCGCCCGGTGTGGTTCTTGGATCTCCGTACATAACTCCAACTTTGTCGCGCCATTGGTTAATCATAATTCCAATAAATGGGCGCTCTACTTCAACAAGACTGCGTTTAGAAGCAATGCCAACTTTGCGAAAAAACTTATTGGTTAAGAGCGCTCCTCGTCCAACGGTGTACTCATCCATTTCTTTCTCGTCTTCCGCTCCTGGAACAAGAGCAGGGAGTGAGTCAATAACAATGCAATCAGCACCCTTGCTTTCCACGACTTGAATAACCGCTTCATAGGCTTCCTCCATAATATTTGTTGAAATAACTAAAACTCTTGCTAGGTCAACTCCACACAACGCTGCATAAGATGGAACCCATTGTTCGGCTGCAACCCATACGGTTGTAAAGTTTGGGTCTTTTGCTTGGTTTGCTGCAATAGTTTTAAGTGCAATTGCTGTTTTTCCGTTGGACTCTTCTCCAACAATTTCATGCCACTGGTTGGTTGGCCAACCTCCACCTAAAGCAACGTCTAAAGCAAGTGACCCTGTTGTAATTCTTCCAATTAAATCATCTCTAATATCTGTTCCAAGAACAATTGTTTCTGCGCCAAACTTTTTATTTAATTTTGCTACAACTTTTAACAGTTCCGAATTAAGCGCCACTTTAGACATTAACCTAACTTTCCAATAATAGTTGTTGGATTCCATCCGCCTGTTGCTACTTGTACCGCTGGTACAGCAGGCCCTGAAGCTTGTGGACCACCAGTAATTCCTTTACCTAACCCACTACCGCTTTGAACAATTGGGTAACCGCAATCATAACAACGCGCTTTAGTTCCCTCAACTGATCCATAATTTCCACTACCGCAACCTGGACATCTTGATGCATTAGCTGATGCTGTTGGTCGAGCGCCCTGGTTTGGTTTAGCCGGTGGTGCATAAGTCATCGGCTGTTGTGACGGAGGCATTGGCGGCATGTTAGATGGACGCGTTTGCTGTTGAGGTTGACCTAGTTTATCTGCCCACCAACTCATATTTGGATATCTCCTTTAACTGTGTTGGTGCTGATAATACCCAATTCTAAACCAGATGCAAAAGCGGATAAAAGAGCCGAGTAGCCCACTTGAACATACATATCTTCTATATGTTCTTTTTCGTGGTTTAACTGAGATTCGTCCATACCTTGATCTTTTACGTAATGGTCAAATTGAAGGGCGGTTAAAGCCCTAGCATTTATGTCTGCAATAGTTTCCAAAAAAGGAACTAGCGGCATAACATTAACTAAACGAGCATCGCTTTCAGACTCTTCTTGTTCCTCGCCCTCATCGCTTACGGGCATCATTCCAACAAGACTAGCAATTTTATTTGGCTCTTCTAGACCAGCATCGTAAAAGTACCAACGAGCCAGAACTGGCAATGGAACTTCGGTTATGGTGTTTTCTAGAACATACTCTGGGGATTTTTTCCAAAACTTCCAACGCATTATTTAGCCTCTCCCCATCGATCAACAATTGTAATATCGGCTACAAGTGGGACATCTAAAAGCTTTATGCCTTCCATAGCTTCTTTAATTGCTGCTTCTGTTTCTTTTACCAGACTGTCTGGTGTTAAAGTTACCAATTCATCATGAACGGTAAGTATAAGTTTAGCCTCTTGGGGTATAAGACTGTGTGCCCGAACCATAGCCAGTTTAATTATGTCTGCCGCTGAGCCTTGAATCTTTGTATTAAAAGCCTGACGCTCGGCTCCAGACCTGTCCATTTTGTCCCCTGAGTTAATCTCAGGTAAATACCGGCGCCTACCAAGAATGGTTGTTACATAAGGAACAGGCTTTTCTTTGTTTCCAAGTTTTCTGGTTGAAACAAGGACCTTAAACCTGTAGGAGTTAATAGAAGGAAAACGAGCGGAAAAGCGCTCTAACAAGTCCCTAGCCTCTTGTTTTGTGCACCCAATTGAACGAGCAATTTTATCTGGGCCCACTCCGTAAGACATAGCAAGAACAAGAACCTTTCCAGCTTTGCGGTCAACCCCCATCTCATTACCAACGGTTGTATAAATATCACCCCCCTTTAAATAATTTTCAAGCATGATGGGGTCTTTTGAAAAAGAAGCAATAACTCTAGGCTCAATTTGTGAGTAATCAGCTACAATAAATTTATATCCATCTGGGGCTTTAAAGAGGTTGCGAATTGCTTTACCGTGCGCCGTGTGTGGTGCTGGTACGTTTTGTAAGTTTGGGTTACGACTTGAGAACCGCCCTGTTTCTGCTCCATGTTGTATAAAATCACAATGGATTCGGTTGTTAATGAGTAAACTGTCTTTTGTTTCAACTCTAACCTTTCCGGCTGTAGTTCTGGTGACTTCTCCGCCTAAATATGGAACAACGTAAGTGGTGTGTAATTTATTTAAATCGGCATACGTAAGCAAGGCATCTACTAATGGGTCTTGGCCTCTATAAGCCTCAAGCGCTTCTGCGGAAACTGAGTCCCCACCCTTTGCTGTAATAATCTTAGGTTTTAAACCGCGCCCACCTTCGGACTTGGGTCCATACAAAATTACCTGTTTATCAACATTGGAGTTAATATTAAATTGTTGACCCGCAACTTTAAAGATCTCCGCCTTGGCGGTTTCAATATCTACTTTTAATTGAGCATCTAAAACCGTAAGTGCGTCCATGTCTATAGGAGCGCCAGTCAACTTCATATCACAAAGAACCTTAAGAACATCCATCTCAAGTTTCATTACGCCAGTTACTTGATTTTCTTCAAGTTTTTTTACAAGAATCTTCCATAACAAAAATGTGTATTTAGCGTCTAAATACGCGTATTTAGAAACTTGATCAAATGAGTAAACCTCTACTTGGGCCCCAACCCCTTTTTCCATTTGAAAACCAATTTCACGTTTTAAACAATCAGCAAGACCACAACGATTTTTATTGCGGTTGTCGTACAAAAACGAAGCAATCATTGTGTCAAAATAAGGACCTACGGGAAATTTACCTCCGTAGTATTTTGCTACGGAAGTAAGATCAAAAACTAAATTGTGACCAATCTTTAAAATACTGTCATTAAACATAAGAGGTTTAAGGGAAGAAAAAACCTCTGCTGGAAATAACTGTGTCGGTGGATCAGTAAAAACTTTTGTTGCTTTTCTTGCATCTCTTGAATAGTCGCTTGGTCTTGCTGGTAAACCTTGCTCTACTCGTTTTTCACCTTGTCCAGTTAAAGGATAAACAACCTCTACTAAATTGCCGTTAGGGTGACCCATAGGAATAACATCGCAACGACCATGAGTAGCAAAAGTAATCCAAAGAACCTCATTAACAGGAGTATCGCCTCTGCGGTCTCCGACCGTTTCAACGTCAAAAGAAAACGCATCTTGTCCAAGGTAGTACTCAACCATTTCATCGAGTTGATCATTATTAGTAATTATGTTCATAAGTATCCCCAAAGCCTAGAGGCGCTAGGGGGATATATCTAGCGCCTCCAGACATCTATTGGCTAAAGCAGACTGTCTGCAATTTCAACCAGAGCCGCGTAACTATCCTCACGAATAGCTGAACGCTCAAATGGTGTAAAACCAGCAAGTGCTGCTCCTGCTTCTGCTTCGACAATACCCCAATCTTCTTGGAGATCTCGAGCTTTTACTGACATCAAGTTGTAAACAGTTTGTTGCTTGACTCCCGTGCGACTAATCGCCCAATAGTTCTTTGTTAAAGGACCTTGTGGTGAAAACTCTCCCGCATGCAACGTTTTGTACAAACGTGGTGTAGCAATCAGCATCTGACGTTGGTAAGGCTTGGTTGTCAGATTAATAATAGAAAAGGCACGCTTAATCTCTGGCTTATCGTTTAACTTTAAGCAGAGGGGGCAGGTGTCTCCTAAGCACACATAAGAACGTCGACCTTCGGTCTTTTCCTTAAGAAAATGCTGACGGTAATTTGCAAATGGTCCAGCAGTATCGATAAAACGAACTAACTGGAATGATTCAGAATGCTTGAACTCGGTTGGAAATTCTGTTAATGCCGGTACAAGTTTTTCTGCTGCGTCCCAACCCGATTGGATTGAGGTTGTTGTTGTTTGACTTGGACGGTCTTCTACTGAAAAAGACTCGTCTTCTACTTGCCCGTATGTCGATGCATCCGGTGTTTCTGTTTGATTTACGCCCATGGGCGATTTTCTCCTTTTCGCAGTTGTTGTGCAGTTGTTTAAGCAGTTTCCTTGGCTAAGGATTGTTCCCAAGCTTTGGCTATTTCTTCAGTGACCTCTCGGTACTTAGACCAGTCTATACGCTTCACGTGTAAAACGCCAAACTTAGTAAAAGTATTGATTGCGGATTCAATCATTGAGCGGCTGTATAAGCGTCTACCTTGTCGTTCTTTTCCTAACTTATCCGTTTTGGTCGGTAAGCGGTAAGGCGATGTTGGTAAATGCCCTTCGTTCATCCATAGCTTTAGTGTTACCACTGGGCGGTCTAGCGCTTTTGCTAGTGCCCCTATAGTGAACAAATCTATTTCTATTCCATTTGGAAGAGTGGTTGGCCTTGGGTGTGAATCCCAAAACACTTCTTTAATTTCTTTGATAACTGGTTCACGACGTTTGCGTTTACTATTTGGATAATATAAATCACCAAACGTCTGATCAATAAAATCTTCTGTCATAGTACGAACGCGTATGAAACCTTTGCTGGGAACATTGAATCAATGTCTTCCTCTGAAAGTTGTCCCTTATAAAACGCAGCCATAATTGCGTCTTCGCTAACGGTTGGGATCATAATGATGCAGTCTTCTTTAATGCCACGTTCTGCAAGCAACGTGTCTGCAACATCCATGTTAAGTGTTTTTGAAACACGACGTTGGTTTGTTACCTTCAGGTCTTCGTCGAGTTCTAGTGTGATGTGCCCGCGGCCATCGGTCTCACCAAGTTCTTGAACCGCTTGGTTTAAACGCTCTTTGATTTCTTTTTGGCGTTCTTCTAAAAACTTAATTTGTTTCTTAAGTTCTAGGTATTGCTTAGCTTCATTTGTAAGCTGTTTGATGTCTGACATTTGTATCCCCTTTTCTTGGTTGGAATCTATACCATACCTGGGGGGACTGACAAATCTAGGAAGCCACGCCTTACTCGGCGGTTTTGTACTCCTCAAGCGCCTTAATTATGACGCTGGTCACGGTTACGCCCTCTTTGGCAGCCTTGCGTTGAACGGCAAGCCATAGGTCGTCTGCCACTCGAATTGTCCGAGTTGGGGTCTTTGGTGCATTAGGCATCCGTCTAGTTTACACGGAGCGGTTAAGCAAAAACTGGTTCAAACTAGACAAACTAAAGTCAATACCGCCCTCTGTGTTTATGCCTTCACCGTCAATTACAGCGCTTGCTACGGCATTTTTATGCTGAAGCATCTCATGCTGTCTTACCTCTATGGACCCCTCCATTAAAAAGTCTTGAATAACAATGCTGGGCCATTTAGAGGAGGCACGCATTATTCGTCCATTGCGTTGTGTCGCCCCGCCAGACGACCAAGGTAAGTCGTAATTGACAAGAAGATTAGCAGCTGGGAGGTCAACACCATACCCGCCAGCATCAGAACTAACGAGGACACGGACATTTGGGTCTGTGTTAAGGGCAATTTTATTTTCTTCTTTGGTCTTGGCATCTAGTTTCCCTGTGTATGTTCTAGTTCCGTATTGAATAAGGGCTTGAGAAATCATGTCTGTCATGTCTACATAAGTAGCAAAGATAACCACTTTGTTTTCATCTGATTGATCTAAGAAGTCTTTTACATATTGGATAAGCGCTTCTAGTTTAGGGGAATTATCAATACCTTCTAGATACCCGCCCTCCACTAGTTCGTTTGCGTATGAAGAACCTTCACCGGGAGTTGATAAGTATTTACGTGCGCTTGTTCTGAGTAAATCTGGGTGGGAGCAAAGCATTTTAAGCGCCCCAACTTTAGACATAATTTTTCCACGCCACTCGTTCTCTTCGTAACTACCACTACCGTTCTGCACACCGTAATGTGAAAAGATATTAAAGTTAGCCCCAAAAAGGGACTGAGCCTCTGCCAAATCGTTTAATAAATCTTTTCTAATTCGTTCGTATAACTTGGCACTTCGTCTATCGAACGTGATGAGAAGCGGCTCACTATGGATGGAATCTGGTAAGTGAGGCGCAACATCTGGATCTTTTTGCGACTTTCTAACACTTGCTTCTTTAAGTTTTTCATGAAGAGTAGGCAAATTGCGATAACGCTGGACTCCACCAAAATTATTACGAACAATAAAAGC